TTGACCAAGCCGACACGGGCCTCGATACAATTGGAAGCAGGGCGCGCCCTGGCCGATGGCGCCAGGGCCTGGTCGGACGGCGACGTCGATGCGGCGGTCAGCGGGTTCTCGCGCGCGGCTCTGCTGAATCCGGGCATGCCGCTGGCCCACATGAATCTGGGGGTGGCGCTGCGCCGGCAGGGCAAGGTGGTGGCGGCGCTGGCGTCGTACCGCCGGGCCTTGGCCCTGGGCGGTGCCGATCCCGCGCTTCATTCCAACATGGGCAACGCGCTGCGCGAGGCCGGCGAGTTGATCGAGGCGGAAGGCTTCCTGCGCCAGGCGGCGGCGGCCCAGCCCGAGAACGCGTCCTTCGCCTATAATCTGGCGCTGCTGCTGCGCGACCGCCGCCAGCATGCCGAGGCGCGGGCGATTTTCGCCAAGCTGGTGGCCGACCATCCCGACAGCGGCGATTATGCGTGGGACTTGGCGCTGTCGGACCTTTATCTGCAAGATTACGAAGCCGGTTTCGCCGGCTACGAGGCACGCTGGCGCCTGGCCCGCTCGCCCGAACGCAAGTTCGAAGGCACACGCTGGCTGCCGGGCGCCGACATCACCGGCAAGACGGTGCTGGTCACCGCCGAGCAAGGCTTCGGCGACGCCCTGCAATTCGCCCGTTTCCTGCCGGTGCTGGCCGGCAAGGGGGCGCGGCTGGTGGTCGAGTGCCAGCCCGAGCTTCTGGACCTGTTCGGGGCCATCGCCGGGGTGAATGCGGTGGTGCCCAAGGGGGCGCCGCCGCCGGCCTACGATCTGTGGACGCCGATCATGAGCCTGGCTTGGCTGCTGGGCACCACCATGCAGACCATCCCGGTCCAGTTACCCTATCTGCGGCCGCCGCGCGCCTTGACCAGCCATCTGGGCCGGCCGCCGGGCACGGTGCTCAATGTCGGCCTGATCTGGGCCGGCAAGACCACGCCGCGCGACCGGTCGTGGCCGTTCGACAAGCTGATGCCCCTGCTGTCCGACCCGCGCGTGGCGGTGTGGAGCCTGCAGATGGGCGAGCGCAGCGCCGATCTGGCGACCCATGGCGCCAGCGCCCTGGTGCGCGATCTGGCCCCGTTGATCGGCTCGTTCGGCGATACCGCCGCGCTGATGGCCGAACTGGACCTGATCATCACCATCGACACCTCGGCCGCCCATCTGGCCGGCGCGCTGGGCAAGCCGGTATGGATGCTGCTGCGCTATGTGTCGGATTGGCGCTGGCTGGACGAGGGCGAGGGCAGTGCCTGGTACCCGACCATGCGGCTGTTCCGCCAGGCCGATCCCTTCGACTTCGACGGCCCGGTCGCCCGTATGGCCGAGATGCTGAAGACCGTGGCCGACAAGCGGGCGGGGCAAGCCAAGGCCCCTGCTTGATCAGGGACGGGGTTGGACAGCCTTGTCCTGGCTTCGCTTGACCACCGCCACCCCCAGCACGCCCAAGGCGATGCCCCAGATCGGGCTGGTATTGACCAGGGCGGTGATGATGGCCGGCGCCTGGGTCGGCTCGGCGACGATGGCCCAGGCGATGGCGGCCATGGTGGCGGTCCAGGTGATGGCCACCGCATAGCCGAAGGTCGGCCGCCAGCGGCGGACATACCAATCCTCGGACCGGATTTCGGCACGCAGCGAGGCGTTGACCTGGGCCAGGGCGGCCCGCGCCTCGATACTGTCCAGTTCGGTCATGCGTTCCAGGTGGCGGTTGGCCTCGGCCACCTGCTCGGGCGTGATGGCGCGGTCGGACAAGGCCTGGCCGACCTGGGCCAGGGCGGCGGATGCGGTCTTGGCGGCGGGATGGTCAAGGCCGTCCAGGGCCGACCCCACGGCTTTCGCCAGCAGGGGCAGCCCGACCGAGGCGATCAGGGCGGGAATCATCATCGTCACTCCACATTGGCGTAGAACAGGAAGGGGCCGATCTCGGCCATGGGGAAGCGTCCCCGGGTCCAGGGCGGCAACTCGGTCTGGCGGTGCCAGTGGGTGGCGCCGCCGGTGGGGTCGGCAAGGATGCCGGCCATCGCCCGGCGCGCCGTGCGCACCGCGACGCGGAAGGCGCGGTCCTCCATGGTCACCGTCAACAGGCGGCAGGGCTTGCTCCAGCACGGGAACTGGCCGGGGCGGCGACAGATCTCATTGATGGAATTGCCCCACCAATAGCGCCCGCCCATGGCTTCGGCATGGCGCAGTCGGTTGACCACCAGGGCGGCCAGGGCTTCCTTGGCCCGCAAGGATTCCGAGCGGGTCTCGCCCCACAGGGTGCGGGCCAGGACGTCAAGCGACGAGCCGGGTGGTGGCGGCCCCTGGCCCAGATCGGCATCGGGGGTCAGCGCGATATCGACCAGCAAGGCGCTCATGGCCGCCCCCCGCCGTGCTGCACGGCGTCCAGCTTGGCCTCGATGCGCACCAGATGCTCGGTCAGGCGGCGCTCGACATCCTTCAGATAGCCGGTGGTGGCATAGCTCTTGGCCACTTCCAGCTTGTAGGCGGACAGCGCCTCGCGCAATTGCGCCAGGCCGACCGCCAGTTTGTCCTCGATCTGGTCGTCGCGGTCGTCGCAGGTGATGCGGTTGCTCCACATCAGCCAGAACAGCCCGCCCAGCGCCGGCAATTCGACGGCGCTGATCCACCACATCAATTCGGTGCTCCAATGGTCCATCGGGGGAAACTCCGTCGGGTTCAGGGGGTGAAGTCGGTGTCGGCGACCAGTCCGGACCCGCCCGGGCGCCAATCGCGACGTTCGAGCGCGCCGGCGGTCGGGCGGCGGCCCAGGCGGACCGGCTGGGCCAGCAGGCAGCCGGCCACCGCGTCCAGGCCGTCGTCGCGGCATTTGCCGCCGGGCAGCCATTCGCGCATCTCGGTGATGAAGGGCGTCGCCCACACCGAGCGGTGCGCCGCCAGCGCGCCGGCGGCCAGAACGGCGTCGAAGGCATCGACGATGCGCTGGTCCTTGGCGCGATGGCTGGACATTTCGACCACGGCGCAGGGCGTGCCTTGGGCGGCCAGCTCGCGGCGCAACAGGCCGGGCAGGAAGCGGCCCAGGCCGTTGGTTTCCAGCGACACCGCCGGCAGGAACAAGTCGCGGGCGAAGCGGGCGACCTGGCGGCACAGCTGGGTCGCCTCGTCGATGTCGGTCTGGGCCGGGTCGTGGGTCAGGTAACTGACCCGGTGCAGCCAATAGCCGCCATCGGCATCGGTATAAAGGGCGGCGATCACGCTGGAATCGCCCTTGCCGGGCGCCCCGTAGGCCGGGTCCCACCAGCACGACGCCGACACCAGGCGCTTGCCGTCCAGCGACAGCACCGGCAGATGGTTGCCCTCGGCATAGACCAACTCGGCCTCGTACAGGCGCAGGCGGTCGGGGTCCAGCCGGCCGTCGGCGATGTTGACCGGCTTCAGCATCATCTGGCTGTCGAACTTGTTGGGGCCGGTGCGTCGCCGGATTCCGGCGATCTTGTCGGGCGGAAAACGCTCGGGCCAGGCCGAGCGGCCCTTGTCGTCCTGCAGCGGAATCTCGAGACGCGAGAACCCGTCCAGGAACGGGCGTGTCTCGCCGGCCTCGGGCCGGGCCTCGGCCGCGTAGATGGTATAGAACGAATGCGGCGTGCCGACGTAAAGCTGCATCCCGCCCGGCACCAGGACATAGTCGGTCTCGGCCAGGCGTTCGCGCAGATCGACGCGCTTGGGCGCGCTGTCGCAGGTGTTGGGCACCTCGACGTCGTCGCAGATCAAGATGTCGGCGCGCGAGCCGGTGATGTTGGCGCCGATGCCCTTGGCGATCATCGACGGATCGCGCAATTCGCCGGGCCGGTTGACGGTGAACTGATCCGACGCCCATTGCTCGCGGCGCTTGGGCTTCAGCCCTTGCGTCAGCGGGTGGCGCTCGACGATGCGCTTGACGTTTCTGACCATCTTCTTCGCCAGGGCGAAGTCGGCGGCCAGCACCATGATGCGCAGGTCGGGCTGGGTGGTCAGGACCCAGGCGCAGAACAGGCCGACGATGGTCGACTTGCCGGAATTGCGAAAGGCCATCAGCAGTAATTCGCGCCGATGGCCGCGCCAGCCGGCGGCCAGCCAGCGGGCCATGCGCAGATGATGGCGGGGCGTCGGCAGACCCAGTTTGTTGTTCCAGATCCACAGGAATTCGGGAAAGCCGGCCGGCTTCATTCCTCGTCCTCCTCGTCATCGTTGGACAGCAGGGACAAGGAGGCGCGGGCCTCGGCCAACAGGGCGTCCAGGCTGGGCTCGGCCGGGTCGGCTCCGCCATCCTGGCCGTCGGCCCAGCGGGCCAGCTTGACCAGCACCTCGACATGGGCCAGGGCCGCCTTGGCCGCAGCCTGCCAGGCGGCGAAGCCCTTGGCGTCGGCCGGCGGCTCGTCGGCGGTGAAGCGCCCATAGGATTCGAGTGCGGCGCTGATCCGCGCCGGCAAGGTGCGCCGAAGTTCGGCGCGCAGGGTGTCGAGATCGTCGGGCATGGGTTCCCCCTTGGGGCTGAAAGGAAAGCCCCGCCCCGACGTGATGTCGGGGCGGGGCGATGGAAGAACGATCAGGCGTTGGTGATGTCGGAATTGCCGTTTCCGGTGACGGTGTCTTCATGGAACTGGGCCATGGTGATCTCCGGTGGTCAAAGAAAAGCCCCGCTCCGGCTGGGCCGGAACGGGGCTGGAAGGCGGGGGAACAACGATCAGCCCTGGGCCGGCACCTGCGGCTTCGGGTTCTTCACCGGCTTGTGGCCGGGATTGATGGGGAAGGGAGGCATCGGGTTCTCCGTGATGGATGGGGTGAAGAGGTTCGGGATCAATTGCCGTTGGCCAGTCGCCGCCGGAGCAAGTCGATGGCTCGATCCGTCGCCATCAGCCAATCCCGGCCTTCTGGTGTCAGAATGGCGTCACGCAGACGACGGTTGGTGATGGTGGCCTCGATGTCGGCGATGTCGCGCAAGATCGCGGCCTTGGCGGCGATCGACTGATCGATTGAGCGAGCAAGCTCGATCGCCGTGATCTCCTCGACGGTCAGCGGAACGTCCCTGGCTTGTCCGGTCGAGATATCGATTTCAATGCGGCGCATGTCAGGCGCTTCTCTTGCGGCGATACAAGGTGGCGGTCCCGTACCCGACGTTGCCGCTATAGGAGACCAGGCGCAACCCCGTGACCGGTCCGGTCGTCACATTGTGGCGGCCGGCGCCGGAGCTGAAAGACGTGTATTGGGTGGACGCGCCGTAAATGCCGAAGCCGTGGAACGAAAAGGTCTTGTATGTGCCGTTGGTGTCGGGGGCATAAAGTTCGACCACGGCATAGCCGCCGCCGGTGGATGAACTCGCGTTGCTGTTCTGGCAGGCGCCGCACGGAATCGACCAGCCGACGGTGTTTCCGCCCTGGCCCCCGCCATTGTTGGAGCCGTCGGTCCAAGCCGAGACATTCGCATAGGCGTAGTTCGGCGAGGTGTGCCAGGTTGGCGACGCTCCGGTTCCCAGATAAAGACCCAGCGACGACCCATAGGGTGCGTAATAGTCACTGATAACCATCTGGTAGTCGTAGCCTGGGGCAAGCCCGGTGAAATCGACCGTGGTCGCATTGTTCATCGCCGAGGACGCGACGAAGCTCCACGTCCCCGTCGATATCGCGGCCCAGGTCTGGTCGCCACGCAGGTAGGTCCCATTGCTGGCCGTACCCGAGCCAAGCCGGGCGGTATCGATCGTGCCGGACACGATGGCGCTTGCGGGGTGGTCGTGGCTGACGGCCGGCACGCCCAGATTGGCCCGCGCGGTGGCTACATCGGCGACGTCGCTCAGGTTGGCGGCCTTTTGCAGAGACGAGGCGGTGACCGCACCAGCGGCCGAACCGATGGCCGCGTCGGTCTGGGTCTTGGTGTCGGTGTCGGCGGCGGCCGGCACGCCCAGATTGGCCCGCGCCTGGGCGGCGTCGGCGACGTCGCTCAGGTTGGCGGCCTTTTGCAGAGACGAGGCGGTGACCGCACCAGCGGCCGAACCGATGGCCGCGTCGGTCTGGGTCTTGGTGTAGGTGTCAGCGGCGGCCGGCACGCCCAGATTGGCCCGCGCCTGGGCTGCGTCGGCGACGTCGCTCAGGTTGGCGGCCTTTTGCAGAGACGAGGCGGTGACCGCACCAGCGGCCGAACCGATGGCCGCGTCGGTCTGGGTCTTGGTGTAGGTGTCGGCAGCGTCCGGCACGCCCAGATTGGCCCGCGCCTGGGCGGCGTCGGCGACGTCGCTCAGGTTGGCGGCCTTTTGCAGCGACGAGGCGGTGACCGCACCAGCGGCCGAACCGATGGCCGCGTCGGTCTGGGTCTTGGTGTAGGTGTCGGCGGCGGCCGGCACGCCCAGATTGGCCCGCGCCTGGGCTGCGTCGGCGACGTCGCTCAGGTTGGCGGCCTTTTGCAGAGACGAGGCGGTGACCGCACCAGCGGCCGAACCGATGGCCGCGTCGGTCTGGGTCTTGGTGTAGGTGTCGGCGGCGGCCGGCACGCCCAGATTGGCCCGCGCGGTGGCGACATCAGCGACGTCGCTCAGGTTGGCGGCCTTCTGCAGCGACGAGGTGGTGACCGCACCAGCGGCCGTATTGATGGCCGCGTCGGTCTGACTGGTGGAATAGACCCCCAGATTGACGCGGGCGACCGCCTTGTCCTGCAGGTCGGCCAGGTTCTCGTCCTGGACCAGATAGGCCACCTGCGGCGGAATTTTGTTGCGGGCAATCAGGACCACCTGGCCGCTGGTCGGCGCGGAGACGAACTCGATGGCGCCGCCATTGCCACCGCCCAGGCCCAGCGCGCTCCAGCCGGTCAGCTGGGGCGTGCCGTTCAGGCTGACCGACAAGTCGGACTGCTCGAAGGCGGGAAAGCGGAACGCGAACAGACGGGTGTTGCCGTCGGCGATATACTCGTTGGATTGAGCCATGATGCTTCTCCTAAGAAAATGCCCGCCGGGTCATCCGGCGGGCAGGGGTTCGCCTTGCGGGGCGGCTCAACGCCACTGCATCCACACGCCGTGCAGGCGCTGTTCCTTGGCGTTGAGGGTCCTGAACCGCCATTTCATCGACGTGCCGGGCGGCTGGCCCGACAGGTCGATGGTGGCGGTCAGGATGTTGGTGGTGGCGTCGAAGGCGCCCTGAAGGGTCAGCGCGCCGGCGGTCCAACTGGTGCCGTTGTCGCGACTGACCTCGATGGTGACGTCGGTGTTCAGCGTGACCGGATCGACCGGCTGGTGCAAAAGCACGATGCGGGCCTCGGTGTCGCTGGCGCCGGCCAGGGCCGCCGTCGCGGCCGAGACGACGGTGATGTTGGTCGGGGCTCCGGCCGCCTTCCACAGCTCGAATTCGATCAGATTGGGATGGTTGGCGGTGTTGACGCCATTGGTCCCCGAGGTCGGGACGACCGCCCAATAGCGGTAGGGCGTAGAGGCGGTGAAGGATTTCTCCTGCCACCCGTCGCTGTTGGCGAAGGCGCCGGACGACGCCGACGACGCCACCAGGGTTCGACCGGTGGTGTAGTCGGCGTTGTTGCCGCCGTACAATTCCCAGCCGGCGACACAGGTGGACGCCGTCGTCGTGTATTGGCGGATTTTAGACGCCGAGATCGCGGACCCGGCGTCATAGCGGATTTCCTTGCCGGAATATCCGGTTCCCAGCCAGCCGAACTCGGCGCCCAGCGTTCCGTCGATGGTGTCGGACGGCAAAGCTCCATAGGACCCGGTCGCCGACGCCCCAGTCAGAATGGCGGCGGCGCTTGCGGTGCCGGGGTTGTGAATGTAGTCCCCGGCGGTGTCGTAGGTGCCGTCGCTGGAGCCGATGCCGCTGGTATCCTCGAACTCGTCGGCAACGCCGCCGGCCATCTTCAGAACCGACCAGCCGGTGTCGATCTGGTCGCGCAGCGTGTTGACCGCCAGGTTGATTTCCAGGAAGGCCAGCCGTGCGTCGCTCGCGTCGGCCGGCTGCTGGTCGATCACCGCCTGCACGGCGGCGGTGAAGTCGGTAAGGTCGGCGGCGACATGGCCGTGGCTGGAGGCGGCCACCCCCAGATGGGCCCGTGCCGCACTGAAATCGGTCATGTCCGATAAGTTGTTGGCACGGCGCATGTCGCCACTGGCGGCTGCGGCGGCGGCTTCGGCCTGGGCGGCGGCGGCTTCGGCCGCCTGCCGGGCGGTGGTGGCGATGGCCGCCTGCTGGGTGGCGATGGTGGCCTTGGCTTGCAGGTCGCCCGGATCGTTGGCTAGGCCGGTGCCGTCGGCGTTCCAGCCGATGGCCTGGCCCGGTGCCGGTTCGGGCAGGGTCAGGTCGGCGGTCGAGGCGCTGGTGACGGCGCGGACCACCGCGCGGCCGGCATCGTCGGCGACCTGCAGATCGAACTCGTCGTTCAGGGTCTTGGCGCGGATGATGCCGTCGGCCTGAAAGTCGCTGGTTCGGCCGATGGCCAGGCGGCGGCGCAAGGTGACGCGGGAGCCTGCGGCCGGCGGGACCGCGAACAGGACCGCCCCGCCGGTCGAGATGCCCGCGCCCGAGACCGAGAAGCCCGAATTCTGGCGGATATCGTCCAGCCAGACCTCGATGTCGGCGGGGGCGAAGATGGCGAACGGATAGGTGAAGGCCGATTGGACGCCGTCGGCGGCATAGGCCACGCGCGGGGCGACCGGGTTGATCTGGATGTGTTCGATCATGATTTGTTCTCTTAGCCTGAGAGTTTCATTTCGGTCGCCACCGCCAGTACGGTGCATGGAAGCGGCACGTCCTGGGCGATGCGCCACAGCGGTTTCATGACGTCGCGGCTCCAGCCGATGGCGCGAACCTTGACGTCGCCCGAGAAGGTTGGGGGCGCGGCATCCAGGCTGTCGCGGCCATAGCGGCGAAAGGCGATGGGCGTGGTGCCGCGTCCGGTGTCGAGATGCAGAGCCTGGGTGTCGAGCAGGCGAAAGCCCGCCGAGACCAGCCGCACCGAATCGCCGGCATCCGCGCCTTGGGCCACCGGCGGCAAGGGCTCGATGACGTGGGTGAAGGCCAGGCCGGCCTGGATGTGCAAGGCCGGCTCGGCCAAGGTGACGGCGCCGCCGGCGACCACATGGCTGCTGATCGAGCCGTGGTCGGCCAGCACCCGGACGGTGCGTCCCTCCAGGTGGTCCAGGCCGGTCCAGACGGTCTTGGGCTCGCTCGACTGGCCCTCAAGGGCGCAATCCAGGCGGATGTCGTCGTCGAAGCGCTCGATCAGGGTGGTGCCCGCCCGCTCGACCAGCAGATAGACCTGCTCTTCCACCGCCGCCACCGCCTTGAAGGCGCCGTCGGTGTCGTGGCGGGTCCAGGCGGTGACCTTCTCGGCCCGGAAGATGGTGACGGTGGCAAGCGTGCCGTCGGCCATCACCACATGGAACAGCCGGCGCCCGGCATCGTAATCCTGATCGACGGCGCCGGTCATGACGTGCTTGGAAAACATCGCCAGATCGGTGGCCTGATAGGCCTGCTCGACGTCGGCGAACAGGAACTCGCGCAGGTCCTTGCCGCTTCTCGACACGAACAAGGTGGCGCCATCGACGTCCCGGGGCGGCACCGTGCGGTCGATCGGCGAGCCGACCCGGGTCTGCCGGGTCAGCTGGATCTTGGTCGGCGTCAGCGGTTCTCCCGACACCATCCATTCGGCGCCCGAGGTGAAGACCTGCAGGTGCCGGCCGGAAAACACCGCGCGGATGGCGTTGACCTGATCGGACAGCAGGGCGAACTCGATGGCTTCGTCGTCCAGCCCCTCGCCCAGGTCGAAATTGAACAGGTCCGACGATTTCGACAGCCACAGCCGGTTGGGCAGATCGCGGCTGCCGCCGATCACCAGGCGGTCCTGGTGGAAGCAGATCGATACCGGCCAGCCGCGCACCGGGCTCAGTGCCTGTTCTTCCCAATCCTTGCTGGCGCTGGCATTGACCAGATTCTGCTTGGTCACCGCGTTGGCCTGGGTGGGCGAGACGATTTCGGTGATCTCGACCTCCTTGCCCTGCAGGCGGAAGCGGGTGCCGACATGGTCGGCCAGGAAGGTGGCGGCCGACGCCGTCAGGGTGATGGAGCCGGTGGTCCCCGACGGTGTCATGGTCACCTCGTCGCGGCCGAACTTGTGATAGGGCTGCTGGATCACCCCGACATCGTCGATATCGTCATCGTCGTCGGAATCGTCGCGATAGAAGGTCCAGCCCTCGACGGTCCAGGAATCGTGCGCGGTGCGGGTGATCTTGCGGGGCGCGACATCGGGATGGACCACCAAAAGCGTGTCGGCGGTCTGGGTCCAACTGATCTGGGCCAGTTGAGCGGCACTCCACGGCGTGGCGAAATCGGCGACCTTGACGTCATCGGCGTAGATGTCGGCATGGGCATCGGTCAGGACCACCAGATAGGTCTGCTCGGTGTTGAACTCGAAGGCGATCAGCCGGCCGGGGCCGCGGGCCTGGTCGATGAAGCGGGTGCCGAAGCGGCGCGACACCCCGCCGATGGGCGCGATGAAGACGTTCATCAGGGTCCGGGCGCCATTGGCATAGGCGGCGACGTCGCCGCGCCCCAGCATGTCCAGGCTCAGCTCGCCGGCGGTGAAGTTCGTCTTGGTGATGGTGACCAGGCCGCTCATGACCGCACCTCCACCAGCGGGAAGCTGGAGATGGCGCTGGGCACGTCCTGCTGGCCGTCGATCAGCTTGGCGCGGCGGAACTCGTCCTCGGCCAGTCGGTGCAGGAATTCGGCCCGCGTCGTGCTTTCGGTCAGGGGGATGCAGAACTCGGCGGCCAGCCGGGCGATCAGCGCCTGATCGAAAAAGGGCGGGAAGTTCAACTCGGCCGGGCGGAACACATAGGTCAGCACCACGCCGTCCTCGACGTTGCAATGCAGGCGGTTCTCGGCGATGCGGTAATCCAGGCCGAAGCCCCGGGCCCCCAGGCCGGCCGACAAGGCCCGCAGGAAATCGGCGGGAAGCTGGTAGGCACAGCTGTAATCGGCGACCGGGGCGGCGGCCAGCAGAGGAAGCGTGGCTTGGCCGGTGGCGAAATTCCACGGATGCGACGACAGCATGGCGTCGCGGAGCGCGGGATAGAGGTTGGCGCAGACTTCCGACTCGGCGGTGCCTTCGTCGAACGAGGCGATGCTCGCCGCCCCCAGTTTCAAAAGGGCGCGCGAACACAGCGCGATGGCGGACAGGGCCATGGCGGGTCTCCTGGGTTGGGGATGAAAAGACCCGGCGGGGCGATCCCGCCGGGTCCGGTCACGGTCAATCGGCGTCGGTGGCGCCGATCTGGGTCATGTCGTTGACATCGACCACGCCCGAGGCCGCCTGCGACACGAAGAACAGGCCGCCCTTGGTGGTGCCGGAGGTCTCGACGTTGGCGATGATGATGTCGCCGGCGCGCAGCATGTCGACGGCCGGGTTGAAATAGCCGGCGGTATCGACCGAAGCGGCGGTGTCGGCGGTGGTGTAGTGCCACAGCGTGAAGCCGTTGGCATAGGCCAGCACCGACAGGTCCTTGGATTGGTAAGCCATACGCGTTGCTCCTTAGGATTCGAGGCAGCGCAGCGAAACGACGCCGGCCGGATCGACCAGAACCGCGCCCTGGCTCATCATGTTGTTGCAGAACCACGCGGCGCGGTCGCCGTGGTAGGTGATCTCGCTCTTGACCTCGGAGCCGACGGCGTGGGCCACGGCGCTCTTGTGGTACCAGTAGCAATGGCGCACGCCGCCCGACTTGGTCAGGCCGGAATGGGGCATCCACAGGGTGCCCAGCCAATGCTTGGCCTGGGTGCCCTTCCACGGCAGGTCCTCGTCGCCGACATAATCGGCGTCGGCGAATTCCGGGATCTGCAGCAGGTCGGACCATTGCTTCCAGCCGATGATCGCGGTGCGTTCGCCGTCGTCGGGGACGTCGGCCTCGCCCAGCATCTCGAAGGCGGCCAGGACCTTGGCCTTGGTCAGGGCGGTGGTGCCGTCCAGCGCGTAGTTGGTGGACTTGTCCAGTTCGGTGATGATCAGCTCGTCGGTCTTGCGGCCCAGCGCATAGGCGCCGGCATTGACCAGCACGGCGCGCTCGTCGTGCTCGACCTTCAGTTCGTCCAGCTTGTCCAGCCAGTCGCCAGCGTAATAATCGTACAGCTGGCACTCGACCGAATCGTGCTCGACATTCATCACCGGCACCTTGCCGTGGCGGGCCTTGGTGCTGGCGGTACCCTTGCCAACCTTCGAGAACACCGCGATGGCGCCCTTGACGCTGTTGCGGGCGCGGACGGTGTTCCGGAGCTTGGTGCCCTGGCGCTGATAGGCGGCATGGACCTGGGCGCCGTATTCCTTGGAGTAATTGTTGATGACGGTCGTCGACAT